TCCGCTATCATTTTTCATCTCTCTTGTTTCATAATGATGAATGTTTCTAGATTTTTCAATATCACCATATTTTTTAATCAAGAAGTCATTGAATGCTGCCTGTGACATAGGCCATTCATCTTGAATATTCATTATATTATTAGATAGTAAGACTACCCAATCAAGTGTTTCATCTTCATAGATTTCAAAGGCAACGTTATCTGGACGATCATCTCCTTGAATTTTATACTGAGTAAAGTATGCAAGGTTTTGAAGAATGTCCTCACGAATCTTTACTCTCTTAAAAAGATTTTTTACAACCTGATAGTCACCAATACTTTTGCCATCAGAATCTCTGTTGACGTAATCAAAGTTTGGAACTTGTCTAAAGTAACTTGCCATTTTAGAATCCTATTTGATCTTCTGGAGGCCCTGAAGTAACAAAGAAATCGCCTGCATTGGATACAGGTCCACTTCCAATTCCATAATCATCTTCGGTAATTGGATCGAGTTCCTGGAAATCCAGATCAATTTTATATTGAGTCATTGTCCTATCACGATCATCATATGTCATGTAAGTATTCCCATTACCATATGTTGTATTTAGATCCGTCAAAGCACAATTTTTGATTCTACCAATTGAGGGATGATCTCTTCCATCGCCTGTTTTATATTGAATATTGAATATGTTAGGACTTACTACAAAAATATTATTATTTGATTTCTTTACAGACATTCCTTGTTTGAAAAATCTGATGATTTTTTTAATTTGAGTTGCTTCAGTTCTACTTCTAGCAGACATTGTGAATGAGAATCTAAAAGTTCTCAGTAACGGTCCTTGAAAAAGCAATTCCATATTTGGATTAAGCACTCCACCACCAACTCTTGAAAGAAGATTACCACCTGAAAATTCCTGTGCTAATCCCAATCTTAATCCTGCTACAATATTTTGTGCATCTTCTGATCCAAGAATTTGTTGAAGTTCATCTGGTGACTTGGTGATAGCATCACGTAAAAATTGTCCTGCAGCAGCTGCTGCACCTCCAGGATTTAAAATTGCAGCAGCACCTGCTGCTCCAAAAACATTTAAAGTGTCGGCATCATATTTTACAGAATTCTTATCTTGTATTCCACCTGTAATTGGGAGTGTTACCGAACCTTGTATTCCTGTGGTAGTTCTATTTCCAACAGATAATGGATTAAATGAACCATCTGCTCTTTGAAAAAAACTTATATTTCTATTACCAGAAATATAGCGCATGGAAAATCTAATCCTATCCTGCTCCGAACTTACTATGTCTTCTGGATAATAAAGATTCTCATATTCTGTTCTTCTTCTTCCGGTAAAACTGAGCGGGATATCGTCAGTATTAAATGCAAGTTCTGCCAATCCAGTTTCTATAACAGCAGGAGTCAATAGAACATTATTAATTGTTGGGTATTGTGCTTTCCAGTGATTTATATCCTTATCTGTATTCTTAGCAAGTGCTAAAGCAGATTCTGCATTCAAATTAGCTTTTAATGAAGTCCCACCATTTTTTGCATATGCTTTTTGAAAAGCAAGATCAGCATATATTGAATCCGTTCCACTAATATTACCACTATCATCTTTAGTATCAGTTCTTACGATGGTGTAATATAAACCATCATCACCCTCCGCTACGAGAGTAGGTGTAGTTAATTTTCTTTCGTCATATACCGACTTATCAATCTCTTGTTGATAGACAGTTTTCTTCACATCATCATTTTCATGAGTGGTGATGGTTCTATAAATTCTATTTGTGCCATCAACTGGAAACGGTACGGGTCCACTCGTTACTTCTTCTGCCATTATAGACGAGGTTTTTTTCTATTTATTAGATATTAGTGAGATAATATGCATAGGGAATATCAAGGAGTGATTGTATCTCACTTTGTCTAACAAGATGTAATTGTCCAGGCACTTCTTGCCATGTATAATTTCTAATCTTATCCCAATGAAAATTAACTCCTCTGAATCCCCATTGAAATACATCAGTTACACCAACCATAGGGTGTTGATCATATTGAATACCAGGAGTTTTTGCATTGTAGATAAAGGTATAAGTTTCCCCCACGTCAGGAATAATAACTGTCTCATTTAATATGCTCATGATTTCAACCATCATGTCTTCAGGATCACCCAAATCTCTGATTGAATCTTTGACAGACTCTAATCTATTACTACCAACTTGTTCTTCAAACTGAAAATCATCTTCCATAAGTTCGGATACCTAATTCGTCTTCGGTGATGATCTTGAATTCAATTCTTCTATCTGCACACCACTCACGGGCTGCTTTCCACTTTGCCTGATTCACAGCATAGGTTGTGCTTTCTCTAATCAAAGTTTTGCGTTGCTTTTTACCAACGGTGGGTGGAGCAGTTTCTCTTTTAGGTTTTACCTCAATGACATAAGTCTTTACTTCACCATTACTTTCTCTCACTTTAATGATAAAATCTGGAAAGTAGCGATGAACTCTTCTATCAACTGGTGAAATGTATGGGATAAAAAACTCTTCACTTCCCCACTCAAGAATTGCATCAGTCTTATCACACCATACACAGAACTGTCTCTCCCAGTTACTACGGCATATTATATTGTTGACATTACCTTTGTATTTCTGTGGATTGGAGGGACGGTAAATACTTTTCTTACTAACTCCCATACATAATATATACGGTAAAAACTATTTAGATGGCAACATCAACACCAAAACCAAGAGCAAGGAATGTTGCTGACTTAAAGGCAAGCATACTTAATCCATCACTAACATCCACCTACGAAACATCATTTGTTTTTCCGGGTGCGGTGGCTGGATGGATGAATAGGCAATCTGGAGTTGGTAATGGTATAGATTTTGATACTTTAAATAGAGTTCAAATTGCTTGTAGAGAGGCTGCACTTCCTGATACGAACTTAGCAACTCACGAACAATTTAATGATTTTACTGGTGTCACTGAGAGGCACGCATATAGAAGACAATATTCATCGACATCATCATTTGCATTTTATGTTGACACAAATTATGACTCCATACTTCTTTTTGAAAACTGGATTCGCTTTATAGTAAATGAAGATGCGTCTAATAGGGATTTAAGTAATCGCAATTATACTTACAGAGTAAACTTTCCTAATGAATATAAGTCTGAAATCTTCATCAGAAAATTTGAAAAAGATTATGCGGGTAAGGATTTAGAATATAAATTTTTAAATGCGTATCCAGTTTCTATCAATACGATGCCTCTGAGTTATGATGCGTCTCAAGTACTTGTATGCACTGTGAACTTTAACTTCTCTCGCTATACTGTTAATGTCAAAGAAACTGATAAATTTAGAACTTAATTACATACGATAAATACTCACACTGAATAACATATCATGCCTTTACCAAAAATTTCAACCCCAACTTACGAGTTGGAGTTGCCTTCGACTGGAAAAACAATTAAGTTTCGTCCTTTCCTTGTTAAAGAAGAAAAGTTATTAGTTCTTGCACTTGAGAGCGACGATACAAAAGAAATCACCAATGCTATTAAAGCAGTCCTCAAGGATTGTATTCAGACTCGTGGTATCAAAGTAGAAACTCTTCCTACCTTTGATATTGAATATTTGTTTCTTAACATTCGTGGTAAATCTGTTGGTGAGGATATTGAAGTAAGCGTTCTTTGTCCTGATGATGGAGAGACTTATGCTGAAGTTCAAATCAGCATTGACGACATTAAGGTATCAAAAGATTCAGAACATACCAATCAGATCAAGATTGATGATAAGTTGATGATGGAGATGAGATATCCATCACTCAATCAATTTGTTAAGAGTAATTTTGATTTTGCAGAAGACAGTCAGGTTGATCAATCATTTGAATTGATTGCTTCTTGTGTTGATAAAGTTTTTTCTGAAGATGAAGCATGGACATCTGAAGACTTCACTAAGAAAGAAATTAATGATTTCTTGGAGCAAATGAACTCGTCGCAGTTCAAGCAGATTGAAAAGTTCTTTACAACGATGCCTAAACTAAGTCATGAAGTTGAAGTTGTGAATCCAAAAACCAAAAAGAAAGGTAAGGTTGTTCTTGAGGGACTGTCTAGTTTTTTCGCCTAGCACTCTCCCACATGAACTTGGAGAGTTATTATAAATTAAATTTTTCTTTGATTCAGTTCCATAAATACTCATTAACAGAGATAGAAAACATGATGCCTTGGGAGAGAGACGTTTATGTTGAACTCCTAAGATCTCATTTGGAAGAAGAGAAACTTAAGATGCAACAGCAGCAAGGGTAATGAATCTAGACGATCTTTTAAAGTCAATCAGAGAAGAGGATGACTCTAAAGGAGCGAAGATAGATACTGAAAAGTTTTTGAAAAGAAAAACTTTTACAAACCCTTTGAAGGGGCAAAGATATCAGGCACCTGGATTGCCCAGTGCTCCTCCTATTGTTTTTAAACCAACTGTTGTTAATATAGATCCGGAAAAATTAATTCCTGAAAGTGCTGACGTAGTTGATCAGGAACTTGGCGACAAACTTGATGAACTTATTAAAGTAATTAGAGAAGATAATAAATTAGAAGAGGAAAGTCAAAAGGAAGACAAGAAACAATTAGAGGCAAAGAAGAAAAAAGATAGAGAAGATAGAATAGAATCTAAGAAAGAAACTAAATCTTTTGTTCTTGATTTAAAAAAGAGCACTGGCAAAGTTGGTGGATTTTTTGACAAGTTAAAGAAATTTATTAAACTCAGTTTATTAAGTGGTTTAATTAATACTCTCTATAATTTCTTTACCGATCCAAAAAATAAAGAGAAGATTGAAGCTGTACAAGGATTTTTAAAAGACTGGTGGCCTGCTTTAGCGGGAGCGATTGCATTCGTATTGACACCTTTCAAGGGACTTATTTTAAAAACAATAGGATTTTTAGCAGGCAATACTTCAAAAATTCTTAAACTGTTTACAACAAATCCTATCTTTGGAATTGCAGTGGCAGCAGGGGTTGCTGGTGTCATGGATTATTTGAAAGGACAAAACAGAAAACTTAAACTCAGAAAAGAAGTTACGGAGTTAATGGAGAAAGAGGGTATAAGTGAAACAGAGGCAAGAAAAAGATTAATAGAACAAAAAGAAAGAGAAAAAGAAGAAATTGGATTCACCGCAAATCCATTTGATGAAAGGGTTCAAGAACTTAGAAAAGAAATAGATCAACTACAAAATATTGATTTTGAAAGAACAAGAACTGAAGGGTTTTTTCCTCCTAAAATAGTAAATAGAGCACCTGGTTTTGAGGGTGGTGGTTTTGCTATGGGATCGGATATTATTCCTGCCATGCTAACTCCTGGTGAGTTCATAATGAGTCGTGGTGCTGTCAATATGTTTGGTGCTGACACCATGATGGCGATGAATAAGATGGGTGGCGGAACCAACCGTCCTAAGTATGGAAAGGTAAGAGGATACCAGGGTGGTGGATATGTTGATTTTGCTAAGAAGATGGTTCAAGAGCATGAGGGTTACAATATAGTTGATGGAATGCACCATGCATATCGGGATAATAAAGGACTTCCAACGATAGGATATGGACATTTAATTACACCAGGTGATGGATATTCTATGAGTTCCAAAATTTCTCAGCAAGAAGCTGATAAATTATTTGATAAAGATTTCAAATATCATAGTAAACATGCACAAAAAATACCTGGTTTTGATAAAGCAAGCGATCAACAAAAAGCAGCACTTGTTGATTTAACATTCAACATGGGTGCATCATGGCACAAAGATTTTCCGGGATTTGTGAGAGCATTTTCTGCAGGTGATTATGAAACTGCTGCTAATGAAATAAGATATAAAGACGCATCATCACCCAACTTACAAGATAGTGCCTACTATAAAGATGTTGGGCCACGAAGGGCAAATCCAATCATTAGTTTAATAAGAAATAAAGGAGTTGGAAATGCTGCTCATTTGAAAGGAATAGAAAATTTACTACCAGTTCCAAAATCAGAGAATGAAAAAATAAGCACTCATAGTGCTTCAGATGCACCTTCTGCTTCTAAAGAAAATATTATTAAAAATTTAGATCCTGAAAAGTATTTGGGCCCAGCATTTGGTGATGATGCTTCTATGGAGAAGTTATCAAAACAACAATTGATTAGTGATAGATTCAATTCTATTAAAAGCAAACTTTCGGATCCAATTGATACGTTTATTAGAACTCCTCTCAGACGTGCATTTCCTGGCACACCGAATGTACCTACTGAAACAAAGAACTTTGTATTACCTCCCATTGAATCTCCCAAACAAAATCAGAGCAAAAATCAAACGGGTGACATACCTTCGTTTAGCGTAGTGTCTAGTAATAATATGCGAGATCTTATTACAAAAGATCTTGGAATCGGTGATCTGGCAGGTGTATCATGAGATTTACTGATTTCGGATCTGTTGTAAAAACTTATAAGAAAAACTTTCAATTAAGAAAGAAAACATTTGTTGCTGAGAGAAAAGCAACTCAAGCAAAAAAGAAAAAAGACAGAGAAGATAGAATTGAAGCATTAAAAGCAGTTCAACCTCTTATAAAATTAAAAGGAGGCATATCAAAAAAATCTAATTTTCTTGGAGACATAAGGAAGTTTTTGGGTTTGATGTTAGCAGGATTTATTCTGCAAAATTTGAAGACGATTATCCCATTTTTGTCCGAAGCGTTTAAAAAGATAAAAGAAATTGTAAGTGGTATAGGAGAATTTGTCTCTGGTGTTATTGGTGGATTGAAAAGTTTTTATGAGGCATCAACTGAAAAGATTGCTGAACTCAATCAATACATCGAAGATTTTACAGGAATTGACATATCTGAGTTTAATATATTTGAAACTGAAATTGATAAGTTAGGTAGAGGTGCTTTAGCAATCGCCGGAGTTCTATCAAGTGCAGAGTTTATTAAAGATTTACTTGGGTTTGGTAAATCAAAAAAACCCGGTTCAGGCACTGGTGGAACAGGCCCTGCTGCAAAAAAGGGACGCACTACTACACCACCTCCAAGAAGGGGAACATCTGTAAGATCAAGAGCACGAGTCAGAACTCCTGCACCCGTTAGAACTCCTGCACGAGTCAGAACTCCTGCACCCGTTAGAACTCCTGCTCCAACTCCGGTAGCAACCCCAACCCCAAAACCAACAGCAGTTCCTGCTCAACCTAGAGTTCCTGTAGGTGCCGGAACTGGAACTGGAACTGGAGGAGGAAGAGGAAAACCTTTTGGTGATTTGATTAGTAGAACAGCACCTCCGGGTGGTAAAGGTGGACTAATGGATGATACCTTTAGAAATATGTTGGACACGTTTTCTACCGAATTAACAAAGGAGACTGCAGAGAACTTTGCAGAATTACAAAAAACTGCGAATGATTTTTCAAAAATTGAAACAGCTGAGGATTTAAGTAAACTTGTTGATAAGGCAGGCAGAAAGTCTCTTGATGATTTTGCTGATGCTCTTAGTAAAATGAGAAAAGCTGGAGCTCCTCCTACTGCCTTAGAAAAATATCTAAGGCAAATGCAAGATAGGGGTGTTCGTGCGAGTGATGAATTAATTGGTGCTGCTGGAGATGCTGCGGCGATAAGAGCGGGGGCTCTACCTGGAGAGGAGTTGGTTGGTATTGTAAAACAATTTGACAGTGCAATGGTAGCAGAAACCAGATTGAAAGCTGACTTGAGAGCACAAGGAATCAAAGTTGATGATGTAGGAGATAAAGTTTTTAAAGAGGTGTTTGAAGATTATAGTCAGCAGTTAAGAAGACAAAGACTTGAAGGATTTCTAAATAGAGCACCAACATCCACCAGAACACCTGCACAGAGGGCAGCAACTGGTAGAATGATGGGAAGAATATTAAGATTTTTGCGTTACCTTGGTGTTACTTTAGGTATTGTATCATTAGTATTACTGGCAAAAGAAGTTGGGGAAGATTATGAAAGAGGTGATATGAAAGCGGTAATAGTTAAATTATCAGCAGCAGGTTTCGGTGCGTTAGCATCAGGACTTGCATATACTGCAGGAATAGCATTAGCAGGAACCGGAGTCGGAATTGTAAAAGGTGGACTTATTATTGCTGGATCTGCTGGAATTGGTATAGGTGTTGAGGAAGGTATCAGGAGAGGGTTCCTTGGATCACCTGAACAACCTCCTTCAGAAGTACAACCATCCACACAACCATCCACACCAAAGATCAGCACGCCCTCTGTGATGCCACCACTTCCTCCTACAGGAACGTTAGGAACAGGAGCACAAGCATATGGTGCTCCTAGGGCAGGTGGAACAAGAAAACACGCAGGAGTAGACTTTGATCCTGCTGATGATAAGAACAGTAAGTTCTTCTCAAGGATCGGTGGTGAGGTTATCTACGCTGCGAACGCAGGTGGTGGTTATGGTAATGTTGTGGACATTTATAATGCTGAGCTAGGATTCACCGAAAGAATTGCTGAGGGAAATAAAATACACGTTAAGAAAGGTGATATTGTTAAACCAGGAACTCTTGTTCAGTCT